GGGCGGTTTTGACCTCTTGGGCCAGCATCTTCTCGCCGTCAATGACCTCCGCAACCAGGTCGGCTATCTCTGCCGCCTGAGCCTCGTTCGTGATGGTGTAGCCGGGCTTGAGTTGCTCGGCAGCCGTGAGCGCCCGGATGATTTCTGGCCGTTCGGTGATCCGGCGTCCAACCGAGCGCATCGCCGTGGTCAGGGCATGCTCGAGATCGGCTGGACTGCCCAGTAGGGTCTGAGTCACTTGATCTGGCGCCAGGACGTGTTTCATGGCGTTGCCCCAGCACTCTCCGGTTTCGGCGGGAAGTCCCACTGGCCCGTCTCCGAGTCGAAGATGCCGCCGCGGGCCCGCAGCTCCTCGTCCATCGCCTTGACCAACTCGAACTGGTCAGGGTGAGTCTCGTCCTTCACCAGCTTCCTCCAGGCATTGCAGAGGTGGCTCGTCACCATGTCCTCGATGTTGAGCGAGGACTTCTTGCTGCCGGAGACGTACTGAACTGGGTATTTCGCGCTCACTTCAACCTCCATATCGCCGCGATGGCGACCGCGACTACCGCCAAACTGAACAGGGCACACGCGCCGGTGAAGAACTCCTTCACACCATCCGGCGCTTTGTCCCACTCGACGACGGACTTCACGATGGAGCCCGCGAACATGAACACTGGGAACGCCATCGAGACCGCCAGGGCAGTGAGGGCTATCCTCATCGTCCGTTCCTTTCCTTCGCGTCACACGCCTCGGAGAGAATACAGTTCAACTGCTCCAGCAATTCCGGGGGCGCAACGATGTCCGGGCCCACCTGCATCTTGACCGACGCCTTGTAGCCAGCCTGTGCGAAGGTCAGTTGGTCAACGAACCAGTATTTCCCGGACTCCGGCGGGGCTTCCTGAATGAACTTCCGCCCAAAGAGCTTGCGCGCTCGGAGCACGGTGCCCATCAGGTTGTCGTAAGACTCGACGAGCGTAGTCCCGCCAGCGGTCTCGTTTGTCTCCGGCTCTGGCGTCTCCTCCGCTGCGGGCGCCTCCTCGACGTTCTCGGCTTGCCCGTTCCCGCCGTTGGGCTTCTTCTTCCGCGTCTCGTCGAGATACGTGATTAGTTGCTCGGCCTCGACCGGGCCGATTGGGCGCTTCGCCGTGAACTCCTGCTTCGGGTTCACGCCGGTCTGCTCCTCGATCATCACGTTGTAGAGGAGGTTCACCTTCTCGGACAGCACGGCCTTCGAGAGGTTCCCGTAGCGGCGCTTCACCGCTCCCGCCAGGCGCACGCGGGCCGATTCTGGCTCGGCGGGGGGTTCGGCTGGGATATGCTCGAGAACTCCGCCGATATTAGCGACTTGCTCGGCCTCTTCCTCGAACGGCACGTCGACCGGCTTGCCCGTCGCCTTGGCGATGGCGCTCTCGATGGCCTGCGCCGGGGTCGGGGCACTCACGGAAACATCCTCGGTGTCGAACGACATCGCCGGGAGTCCCGCGAGCACGTCCGCTCCGATCCGATCGGCGCCCATCTTGAAGCACTGTTTCCATAGCATCTTCCGAGCGTTCTTCTCGTAGCCGTCCCGGTTACGCCCGGAGGGGCCAGCGAGTCCCTGCTTTACCGCTTCCTGCATCGTGTACTTGGACTTCTGCGACTTACGCCCCGCGGCGAAGAACTCGATCTCGCATGCCGTGTCCGACTCCTCTAGGACAGTGAAGTCGAAGCCTGGCAACCGAGAACGCAGGAGCGCGTTCACGAACTCCCACTTCGGTTCGCGTACCGTCTTGCCACCGAATTGAACCGGCTGGATGCCCTCCATGTAGATCGTCGGATGGACACCGAGACCGTCCCCGAACCAACTGGCGGCCAAGATCTTCGGCACGGTGTCATAGCCGGCGGGGAATAGCCCGCTCGATGCTGCCGACGCGATTTGCTGGAACGCACGCGCCTTCTCGTCCAGCGTACCAACGATCGCGGTCAATCCGGAGACCACCACCGCCGTTTCCCTCTTTTCTGCCATCCCCATGCTCCTTTCGGTAAGTGCGATGTGCGGCGCTACGGTTCACTTTTCTAATCGCCCCTGTCTCGAGCCACCAGTCCTTGCCCCAGCCGCGCAGAGCCGGTCTCCGTATCAGGACTTTCGCGTGCACTGGGCCGGGCTCGCGACAAGCCCACTTTGGCCCCCGTAGACCACTAGGTTCGGTTTCACCGCTCCCTTGGGACGGCTCACCGCACACCACAAAAACGAGCGCGGCACCTCTACCAACCTTGGGCCAGGGAAGGGTCAGGTCAGCTTCGGTGCCGCGCGTCAGTCGTTGCCGTTCCCTAGGCCCACACGAAGTATCGGCCAGGGGACACTTGATGTCAAGTAAAATCTTTTGGCTGCTACAAACCGATTTCCGGCGCGTCTGAGACCGGCCCGTGCTTCTCCTTGAGCAGAGCCAGAACTTCCGCCAGCGCCTTGCTGAAGGTGTCGGTGATGTTCCCCTGGTTCAACAGTGCCTCCAGCATCGCCTTCGCCGCAGTCACCGCCGAGGCCAGAGCCGGATCCCGCACGGCTTGCGCGTCCAGGAAGGCGAACACGTCTTCCCGCGCCGTTCCGTCCTCGAGCATCCGCTTCGCGATCGCTATCAGGTCGGCAATTTTCACGGGGTTTTACCTCTAGCGAGCAGGTGGAGTGTGACGCCCACCGAAAGTTCCTTCACCTTGCTCGTCAGGCCGTATCGGTAGTTGAGCCCCAGCGAGGAGTAGCGGCCGAGGTTGTAGGCGATGGGGACGCCCAGCTTGAACTCCCCGGAGTTCTCCAGGCCCAGCGAGTGCTCCGGCCAGTACGCCACGTACTCACCGCGCAACCCGACCGACACCCGCTGGAGAGACAGGAGCGGCGCGTTCGTTGTCTGCGCGGGCACTGGCCCGGCCATCCAGACCGAGAGAAGTGCGAGAACTGCGACTGCGAGGATAAGGCGTTTCATGCGGACCTCCTTTGGGGTCACTTGCTATTCGTTAGCGGCAGCCCAATGTTGTTCGCAGCCGCCGAGGGATTCGCCGCCGCGGCCGCCTTGGCACCGTTGCTGACGAGGAACGTACCACCGTAGATGAGCGCCAGGCCACCGCCTCCGACGGTGAGGAAGTCGATGCACGAAAGCCACCAGCCGCGCCAATCGCCCCCGGTGTAGGGCGTCACGAGCCAGAAGGCCAGGACGCCGAGCGCCACCGCGACGAGATGGTAGTACTGCTCGCGGAAGGCGCTGAACTGCCGAAACCACTGAAGCATCCCCCCGGCCGCAACCATGAGGCCGGGCAGGTACGCCTTAAGTTCGTTCACCGTCGGTCCCTCCATTGGTTCACTTGGTCCTCCCTGAAGCGCGATCCGCCTTCTCGATCTCGTGCCGGACGAGCCAGTTGATATTGTCCTCCATCCGGTTCATTTGCGCCTGCTGGAGATCGGCGCGTTCTTGCAGGGCTTCGCTTTTGGCCGTCGACTGAGCCTGGCCGGCCCGCACCCCTCCGTATGAAGCGAACGCCGCAAGCAGAATCGTCACGAGAATCTGAGCCACCACGACCCATCCTGGCTTCATTCAGGTCTCCGTACCGATCCCTTTGTGTGTTCCGTATGCCGGGGGCGAACCGGCCGCGAACCGCTACCACGACAATGCTACGCGAGCGGATCCACCCAAGTAGCGTACTCGCGCGGCGCGTAGGAGACCAGAAGCCGGTTCTTGTCTCCGTTCGTACCGCCGTGCTTGGCGCTCCTGAGCGAAACATGAACCCACAACTTTCCCGGGAGATCGTAGTGATGGCGATGGTCCTCCAGAATGAGTTGCCCGAACTCTCCCGCTTTGTTCTCCCGCAACCAGTCAAAGGCTGCGATCGTGTTTTCTTCCCACGTGGCCCCATAGGTCTCCGCGACGTGAAAATCCGCCGCGGCCCCGCGCTGATGATCCGAGCCGGCAACGCCACCTACCTCGGCATTGTGCGCTGGCGGACGCCAGCCAGAGTGGATCGCGATGGGGGCCCCGCAGTGCGCGCGCAACGGCTCCAGCAGGCTCGCCGCCAGCGCCTCGATGTTCTTGGCGATGTCGAGCGGCACGGCCGATGTCTGCGCGTCCTTCGGCAGAAACTCCTCCAGCGTGAAGTGCTCTGAGATACGCAACCCCATCCTATTCCCCCTGTTCGTGGTAGCGGAACGGTCGCGGCTTACCGCTCCGCGGATAGTAAGGCGTGATTCCGAAGAATGACTCCGCGATCTTCGCTTTGCCGCCGCCCTCTCGGGCGATCCGCCTAGCCTGCTGGACGGCGAACGGTTGCTCTCTCGCGAAGATGTATCGCATCACCTGGCCAGCTTGCTCGTAGGCCGGATCGTTGACGTTGCGGATCGGTCCCCGGTAGGACTGGTTCTCCAGGAGGTCGAGCGTGAGCGTTATCTCCGGTGCGAGTTTTCCCCCGTGGCCGATGGTCGAAGCGCCGCGACCATGCTGAATCCGCCCAAACGACGTTTTCACCGGATCGGTCGACCATCCCTCAACATCCTTCATGTAGGTAGGGAGATTGACCCGCTGCGATCTTCCCCGTTCGTCGGTTAGCCCGTTCTGGGGATGCAGATAGTCCTCGAGGGTGTTCGGCCACTTGCCGGTGTGCAAGAACTGGTAGACCGCGCCCACGGCCATCGTCGAAAACACCATAGAGAGCGCGAAGGACATACGAGAGGTCCACTCTGGGGCCTTGCCCCTGGCAGCGCGCGCCGCGAACCGAGGAAGATCGGCGAACGCAGCGCCGCCAAGACCGCGAATGGTCCCGAGCGTCCATCCCGGGGCGCGTATAAGCACCATGACGCTGGTCTTGAGCGTACTGTTCCAAAACTCGTTGTCGTAATTGATGAGTCCGAAGCGGTCCTCTACGTCTCTCCAGGCGATGCGCGCTACGTCCGCTTCGCTCGTCTTTCCGGCGGCGATGTCCTTCGCCTTGATGCGGAGCTGGCTTGAGAACAGATCTCGGAACGCGCCCACTTTCATCTGGGGAATGTACTTCGTCGAAAGAAGCCGCATCGGCGCCTCGATCGCGGCGAACGGAGCGAGCGCGACCGCCTTCGCCGCTCCCCCAAGGCGTTCGTACGGAGTGCCGAGCGCAACCGCCTGGCGAGCGTTCTTGACGAAGGCGTCGAGCATCTGGTTCTTGTAGTACTGCTTGCGCTCCAGGCTGGCGCCGCCCGTGAACAGCGCCTCCTCGATGTGAGCCAATTCCGGGGCCCCCCGGAAGAACTTCCAGCCCTCCCGCGCGTAAGCGATCGAAGCCGCCGGTGAGGTGAGCACCTTGTAGGTGCCCAGCCTCACCTCACCGTGTGCGATGTCGGAAATTCCAACCCCCATGCGGGACATCATGGCGAGCAGCGTCGTTCCTGTGGCGTGGAACGCAGAGACGCCGAGATTAATCGCGTTGAGAGTATTCCGACTGTCCATGATGCCGCGCCCCAGTCGAGTCTCAGTGATGAAGTCGCGGCTCATGTGGTTATCTAGCAGCCGCGCCAGGTTCTCCTCCGCCCAGTATTTTCCACCCAAGACGACCCCGCCAGCGTGAACGGTCCCGGTGCCCTCGATCACTTGGAGCGAGGGCCTGATATGGACAAGCGGGGCCAACTCAGGCCTCGCGGATAGGAACGCGACGAACTTCCCATAATTCGTCGGAGCGACCCGGCGGAACTCCTCGGGCGCGTGGATCAGTGCCTCGAGCAGCGTAGCCATTTTCTCCGGGCCTTCCCGGATGTACCTCTTGAAGGCGGGTGTCGTCTCTTCTCCGCCAAGCCGAAGGTCTACAAGAGCCCTAAGCTCCTTCTTCTCCGCAGGCGTTGACTTGCGGATGAACTCATTCCGGAGCCCGTACTTCGAGTCGATCTGGTGGCCGATCTCGTGAGCCAAAACACTCTCAGGAGTAGCGAACTTCGTGACCACGCGGCCCGTGGAACCGGCGCGGGACTCGGAATATCCAAGGCGTGTTCCGCCGATACGGACTTTGCGTTCACGCCGAATACCGATGGCGTCGGCGACCCCAGCAAGGCCCTCCATGATCTTCTTGTCGTGGTACTCCTTCAACTGGATCTCGGGGTTCAGATAGAGTTGCGCCCAGTTTTGGTTGAGGGGTCTGAACCCCTCCGGGGGTTTCTCCCCAAGTCGCACCAGTTTCATCGAGCCAAGCGCCTTGAAGTCCTCGACCATCTCCTGAACCATGACGTACTTGCGAGCGTTGTGCTCCGCCGCCTGCATAATTTCCTCGGGATTCCACGATGCAGGTTCGAGCCCAGCCTCGATGCCAGAGCGGATGTCCTCGAACAGACGCTTCTTCAGGAACGATTTGCGCCCCTCCATCGGGCGACGAGACGCAAAGAACTCCCTAGCTTTCTTCTGATCCTTCCACAGATGGGGGAACCAGTTTTCCCAGTACGGGATCTCCTTGTAGCGGGAGATGGCCTTGAACATATTCTCGGCGCGTTCCCGATACAGAGCGTCGATCTCTGCAAGATGCGGGGCTGGTTGCTTCCCGGACTCCAATCGGTCCCAGAAGTCCATGACCTGCGCTTTGGGCCTTCCTTCCCAGTATCGGTGCATCGCCTTCTGCGCTTGTTCGGTCCGGAAGAGCGCCCGCTTGATGCTCCCCTTGGCCTTCATCAGCACGTCGAGATTCGGTCCAACGGCGTAGCGAACTGGATTCGTAATCGCCACGAACTCATGCAGAACCTCGCGCGCCTTCTCAACCGTTCCTGCCAAGACGCCTTTTCTCATTTCTGGCGGCAGGGCCGGGACCGTTGCCTCTGGGAGCGCCCGCGACTCGGCTTCAGTCGGTATCCTTGGCGCTCTGGAGGCAATAGGGATGCCGCGACCCGGTGCCGGCGCTTGGCGCCCGGCTGACGGCGCACCGCCCATGCGGGACTCGTGGGTCACAAGTTCGGCAGACTTCCCGAGCAAGCCGCGGATCTCAGCCACTCCCGCGTCTGTCTCGCGTATCGGCATGATGAGTCCAACGAACTTGCCGCCCCTGTACATGGCGAGTGGTGCCCATTGGGCGAGGTTCGCTTCCTTGTTGCCCTTGAAACTCGGCACCGCCTTCGGATTTAGGCGTTGCTCGTAGGAATCCGGCGAGACGGCCTTGACGGCCAGTTTCCATTTGTCGGGGTCGACCGTGACAACCCTGTCGGTCTTCGGATCGTAGAAGACAGCGACCGGGTGTTCGCCCGTGGTATTCATGTACTTGCCGCCCACCACAGTCGCCCAACCGCGTGCCTGGAGTTGTACCGAAGGCTTCGCGGTAGCTTCATCTATAACCTGCTTGAACCCCTCAGCCTTAGGGGACGGTCTGGCCGACTCGATCGCCAGCCTAGCGAGCCGTTCATGTATCTTCGCTTCGGTCTCGGAGGCGACGAGTAGCATGTGGCCGTCCGTCAGATAATCTTTCGTCGCCATAGCCTGCGTCGAGACGAAGCCGCGCGTCGGTTTGTAAGGCATCTCCTCAACCGGGAGCAGGCCAGCACGCTTGCGAACCGATGCCGCTACTTCGCCCTCAACGTCCGGCCTCTGCGGAGGCTCCTGGCCCTTAGCGTAGGACCGCGGGATTGTCGGCTCTTCGACGGACTCCAGCCTTTTCACTTCAGCCTCCGTCGCCCTCGCCGAACCGGCCCGCGGTCTCAGGTTCTCTGGAGACTCGACCGAACTTCGGCCAGTGTCCCACCGAATGTAGTGACCGCCGGCTCCAGTGGACAATACGAAGCCGTTCTCGCCCTTATACGAGCCCCTCACAGCCGAAACCCTGTCCCCACGCTCAAGCGGACCCGTTGGCTTGCGCGTGGTCTTCGTAATTGGCGGCTCCGCGCCGGCAGCCGCCTCTCTGGCACCGCGAGCCCTGGCCTCAATCTCTCGGCGCCGCTCCTCCGCTATCGGTCCCTTCTCGGCCTTGGTTCGTCCGAGTTCGGATTCGGCCTCGCGCTGGATGGCGAGGAGCTTTTGACGGTCCGCAGCTCGTCTCGCAGGAGACTCGGCCTTTCTGCGCTCCACGATAGGTTCGCCACCCTCGAGGCTAGTGGCCCCGGCTGTCCGCCGTTCCGTTCTCGCAAGCCTGCGTTCGGTCTCCTCCGTAATACGGTGGACGATCTGCCCTCCGATCACCTTGGTCTCGCCGGACTTCATCGTGGCGCGTTCTTTGGCGGTTGGCTCTCGTACAACCTTTGACCCGCCTCCCCCAACGGTAGGAACGGGACGCGGAGCCTCCCCCGTGGGGGGCAAGGATGGCTTTGCTTTAGGCGGGGGCTGTTCCCCGCGTCCCGGTTTCGGTTTCGGCGGCGGAGCGGCCTCCTTGGACGCTATCCCCCCTGCCACTGGACCCTTCCTTGGCTGTTCCGCTACCGCCGCCTTCTCTAATGGCGCTTCTGGCACAGGCAGCGCCTTGAGTTTCTCTAGCCTGCGCTTCCACCGATTCACGTTGGCGTCGTTGGGGCGTTCAGCGATCTGGCGTTCGAGCGCCGCGATGGCCTTCGGAGCCGTCGCGATCCTCTCCTGGGCCTTCGCCGTGAGTTGCGCGGCGAGAGTCCCTACCTCAAGGATTGCTTGTTTCCGCGCTGCGGCCTTCTCCCCAAACGCGGCATACGCTGGCGCTGGGTGCAGTTCCGGCGTGACCATTGGCCCCGGTACAGTCGTCTTTGACTGGGTCGGCTTGGGCCCCGGGACTTCAGCCGCGGCGGGCACTTCTAGTCCTGGCGGAAGCGGGCGTGGACCCAGTACCAGGGCACCGCGCAACGCGGCGATACTTGGCAATCCTATCGAGTGCATCTTGCCGGTCGTGTTGTCCAGTACCGTCACACGCACCGGGTTGGTATCGCCCGGGAAGACCCTCACCAGTGTCGGAACGATGTGAACATTGGCGATCGAGAGATCCGGTGTCTTGATGCCAATGGGGGCTGTCGCTGTCTTCTGCATGTTGGCGATGGCGTTAGCGAGTTCGGTGCTGGCCTCGTTGCTGACCTTCGCCATGTGAGGCACCAATGCCGTCGGCCTTTTGATGTTCTGCTTGATGGCGTCCGTCTCTGTGGCGGTCGGCCGAAAGTCCAGTGGAGATGGTTCGCCAACCCTCACGCCCTCGGCCGCAAAGCCCCTGGCGAGTCCGTGTCCCTGTGTAATGAGGTTCATCGCAAGAAGCTCGAGTCCGGACTGGACCATCTGGTCGGTCGACGGGTACCGCGTCTTCTCGCCCATCGCCCCAAGCACCGCGTGTTCCGCAAGAGGTTGGCCGGCGCCGAATACGGCAGCTCCACCCACCGCTGAAGCGCCACTTTGGATGGCCGCCACCTTGGCCTTAGCCGATAGCGTAGCGTCCGCCATCTTCCGCCAGAGTACCTTCTGGGCTGCGGCCTCGGCATCGGCTTGGGGCGCGCCGCGCCTTACCGCCCTGGCAACTGAGTCGTTGAACTCCTTGCCGAGCGCCGCGGCTACCTCCGGAGCATCGGTAGCGAGCCGCTTCGCCAAGGTCGCCGTGACGGCGTTCGTGAATCGGCCCAAGACCGCTGAGGACACCGCCATAGTTCCGGCTCGCGCGATACGCTCCTTCTGGGTGCCCGCTGCCGCCCCGCCAGCGATACCAGCGCCGACAGCGCCAGCTACGAGTGGGGCCGCTCCTAGCGTCATGGCCGTAACTTCCGCTGCCGGGATAGCTACCGCGCTGAAACCCGCCACGCCCCCAGATGTCCGCGCCATTGACTCGAGTGGTCCCTGCGGTCCCGGAAACTTCTCGACCGTCTTTGTCTCCCTGCTTGGGAGTGCTGCGTGCGCCCCCGCAGAGAACTGGAGGAGCGCCCTCTGGAATGGAGGGAGAGCCGTGTAGTGGGCCGTTTCGTACTCGGCGGCAGTCTGGGGTGGCTGAGGTGGCGTTGTAGCCCCAGACGGGCTGGCGATGGCTGTGCGGGCATCCTGGGATCGCGACGCTCCGATCTGAGCCGAGCGAGCCGTCGCAAGCGTGAGCGCATCCGCCTCGGTAAATGCGCTGTCCACTGCTGGGTTCTGGCCTGCGCGGTATAGGCTGATCGCTTCTGATGGCGTCCGTTGCCTGCCGTCCACTATCGTCGGAATATTGAGAAATCTTCCGTCAACACCAACCGTGATGGTCCGTTCGGTTGAGAACGAGCCGTCTGGGTTCTGGATGGCAGGACGACCAGCGTTTCCAGGGGGAGCGACCGCTACTCCTCGGGCATCCTCGGGGCTCTCCGAAGTCCGCATGACTGGCTTGGAGCGGACCCGCTGCTCCCTGGCCGCCAAGGTGTAGCTAGGGAGCGCCGCGGTGAGCGCCGCCGAAATCCTGGAGAGATCTGTTGGGGAGAGTTTGCCGGGCGCCGGCAGAGAAAGGACTTTCAGCGCCTTTGGGGTGAGCGTGGAGTCCGGGAACCGAGCCCGCACACTGCTCGGGATCAGTTCGCCAAGGGTCGGCACCGGGTCAGTCCTGCCCAGCGTTCTGGATTGCCTGGATCAAGGCGTTGATGTCCCCGGCCGACGAGCCTTCGTCGGCCTGTCCGGCCCCAAGGGCTTCCTCGTCGATGATCTGCTGGTACTTCTTGCGGTCGGCTTCGCGAGCAGTCAGCGCCTCGGCCTTGTTGCGGGTCAGGATGCGGGTCTGATAGGCAGCGTAGGCGTCGGAGAGCATCTTGGCTTTCTGCTGTGGGCCCGGCCCTCCGTCAGAGTAAGGGAGCGAGAACTCCGCTGGGTTGATGCCCAGCGCGGCGAGGGCTCTGTCGCGGGTGCCTGGATTGGCGATCCTGCCGCTGAACTCCCCGTAACTCACCTGCCACTCGGCTTGGGCTTTGATCGCAGCTTGCCTCCCGGCCTCGGCGTCGATCTGAGTGAGCCCTGCCTTGGCGGCCGAAAGGCGACTGCGGCTGCGACTGCTCTCTCTTTCTCGGGCCGCTGAGAGCCCAATCCGCCTCTCAGCCATGTCCGCAGTCACGTCGGTGAGTGGGGTCCCCGCTTTGTACTGGCCAACGTCGCGGCCCAAAACAGCCGCCCCTTTTGTCGGCGCCAGTTGGTGCGCGGTCTGGGCCCGGATCAGCGCGATCTGCTCGCGGTTCTTCTCCCGCTCCAGTTCAACGTTCTTCTGGGCCTCTTGAAGATTCGCCTTGTGGCGGCGCACGGCGGCGATCGACGTGCCGAGCTTGATGAACGCGGCGGGCGTTGAGACGTTCTGGGCGTCGAAGGGCTCGACCTTGATCTCCTGGCCCGGCATCTTGGTCTGCCGGTCGTACTCATTGAGCCCAGACCTCACCCTCGCTATGGCGTTCGCTGCGAAGTCTCTGGAAACCTGAAAGGCAGATGGCATCAGATCACCTCGGAATACTAGGGATCGGACTGGCGGGATCGAATCCGCCCGGAACAGGAGGCCCCTGCACCGGAGGACGGTACTGGCCATCGCTGCCAAGAACATAGCCGCCGAAGTCGGTTCCCGCAGCACCGCCACCGATTCCAGAGAGAATGGTGGGCACGAACTCGTTCAGGCTGTTCCAGAACGCTGAGTCTTGGGCCTGCTGCCTCTCGGACTCCCGCTGGTTCGCCCCGACCTGAGCGCCGAAGATGGCTAGATCGTTTTGGTGCTGGTAAGTCTCGCGGCCAGTGCGGATGTTGTAGAGCTGTTCCGCTGATGTCTCGCCTGCGTGCTGGGCCCCCAGGAGCGTCTGCTGCTCCAGCCGCGCGCGCGATCGCTCCTCGGAAGGCGAACCCGCGAGGCCGCGAGCCCGGAATCGCCGCCCGATTTCGTATCCACCGAGTTGCCCTTGCGCCTGCACGCCCTCGGTCAGTCTGCCGCGAGTGAGTTCCGCAGCGCGCATGTCCTCGGGAGTCAAATAGCCGACTGGCCTCGATGCGCGCAGTTCCGCGATGGCCTGGCGATTGTCCGGGCGCTTCTTCTTCTTGCCCCCGAACAGTAGGCCAGCGACTCCGCCGATAGCTGCGCCGTATGGCCCGCCAACAGTTGCGCCGAGTGAGGCGCCTCCTACTGCACCCTCGAACGAAGCCATCTTCTACCTCCTATCGACCTTGAACCTTAAAAGTCGCCCTGCATCCCTCAAGGGACCCGGCGATCAACGTCACTTCCACGTGTGCATGACTGTGGGACCAGTTCTCCCGCCGGATGCCCCTCGCCGTGATCGTAACAGGGCCGGAAGCGTTCTCATACGATTCCAGCGTCACGACCGTAGGCACCTCTCTGAGATCGTGCGCCAAGTCGTATTCGAGGACAGTCCCCACCACAGCACCGCCGCCCGTCAGGTCCACGCTCGCCCACCGAGCCTTCTGCTTGCCGACAGCCTTGCTTGCAGAGGTCGGATCGCCGACGCCCAGCGCCCGTTCGGTTAGGTCGGAAGCCGGGACGCTCCTCGTCTTGCTGCGCCAGTCGGGGCGAGGGGTCATCGCTAGACCACGAGATACCAGACGCGGATGTTGAAGATAGCCGAGTTGCTGACGCCGCTGCTGTTGCTGCCGACCAGATCGTAGGCCCCGGTGCCCGTTGTCAACTTCACCTTGGCGTGGACCCAATACTCGGCCCCATTTTCCTGCACGACCGCAAACGGAAAGGCGGAACTGGAATTCAGCGTTGTGCTGACATTGAATGTCACGCCAGGCGCGAGTGCGGGCACAGCGACAAGCACGCTCGCTAGGTTCAGGCTCCCCTTCTTCAGCGTGCCCGCGACCAACTTCGCGTTCGTGATGATGCCGTCTTTGATGTGGTTCGCGTTGTTGACTGCGGCGTTGGGCGAGCCGCTAGCCGCGTCGTCCTTGAGAACCCGCAGATCTACCGCATCGTCCTCGAGTTGGGCCTGCGTGATGCGGTTCCCGGAGACGGACGAGAGTTTGCTGCTCTTGATCGCCGCCGCGGAGGAGATGTCGCCGTCGGCGATTCCGCCGGTCCCTTCGGTGAACTTCCCCGATACGTCCGTGAAGTTCTTGTTTACCTCGGCGGCACGCGCCTTCGCTCCCGCAACGAACGTGTTCGTTATGGTCAGGCTCATACGTTGTACTCCTTGTCTGGAAGTAGAATCGCAACAGCCTCGATAGCCGAAGGCCGGAAGTCTCCTGTCGCGGACGCCGCAACCGTAATCTTGAACCGCCTCCCGAGAGTCCCGGCAGGAACGCCCGAAGCGACCGTCGCCGGCACCGAACCCGACCAATTCCCCGAGTCCCATACCAGGTCGTTCGCGCCATCGCCGCTTTCGGGAGCCCACTCGGGTCCTGAGCCAACGACAGTGAGCTGGAAACTAGAAGAGGCACCTTCGGGATCGGTGGACACCGAAACCGAGACATCCGTTTGGTCTCCTTCGGCGCTGAACGAAATCCGGTCCAAGTCCTTCCAATCGTCGGGCATCCCGGAGTCGAGCCACGGGGTTTCCAAGGACACCGACACCGGGAACCCGCCTGTTCCATCAACTAATTTGTTGTCCTTGAACCCCTCGAAAGCAGACCAACAGTGATATTCCGATTTCGTCACGATCGGAGACCCGGATACAGTGTTGCAGTGGATGTTCTGGAAGGCCCCGATCGTCAGCGTAACATTCTGAGCGGTCGCTGTGGCGTTGGCGCTCATGGTCAAGGTAGTGTCTTTCAGAGCGACCGCGACGCTCACCGTGGTTAGCGCGGGGATGCCGGGCCCGGAGATGGCCGTTCCAGAGGCTATAGCGCTGAAGAACGCTATGTTCCGAGGATCGCAGAAGGCCAGCGAGGAGGCCCCCAGAATCCCGGACTTGAGTTCGATCGCATCCCTAGCCACCCACCCTTTCCAGTGCCACCACCGTTGAAACCTAGCGTCGTAGACGATCTGGTCCTCTGCCGTGCTGGTGGAGCCCTTCGGATACCAGGCGAGCAGGTAGTTGCCCTGGTGATTGATGAGCAGCAGGTTGTCGAGTGCCGCCGTGTTGACGGAGTCGAGATACGCGCCCATCTCAAGCCACCCCACCGGCCTCACAGATCCCCGTGAGTAGGTAAAGAGCCCGCCCGACTCGCCCCAGAAATAGGCGACGCCGCCGATCACGCAGGCCGCTCTTGGACCAGCGCATCCCGCCTCACTGCCGCGAGCCGGGTCGGCGTAGACGACGCTCGTGAGCACGTAGCTGTCCGGGTCCACGCCCGAGATGACGTGGACGCTGCGCTTCTTGAGGATCAGCAGCTCGTCCAGCACCACGAGGCAGACCTGTACGGAGTCTCCATCGTCCTTCGCCACCGGGAACGTGAGGTCCGCGTCGAAGTTCGCTATCCCAGTAGCCTCAAGGTCCCCGAACGCCGCCTGGCTCGCGTAGAGCGTCGAACCAGCCCAGCCCCAGAGCCGTCCCGTGAAGCTCGTGATCCCATCGAAGTGGAGCGGCTCCCCGTGGAGGCCCTCGTCCGCCATGTAGCCCAGCGAGGCGTCGGGCGTGCTATCCGTGGCTGTGGTTCCCGTGCCGTCCTTGACGAACCAGAACGGGCCTGCGATGGTGCCGTTGACCTTCGTGCGCTCAAGCGTCCAGCCGACGTAATCGTTGCGCGAGGACGCGGTGAGGCCAGCGTTGATGTTGACCGTTTGGACGTTGATGACGACCGTTCTTCCGGCGCTTACTGGACCGACGAGACTCGAGCCCTTCGCGAAACGCCACCGGATTCGATAGTAGTGGGTGCCGACATCGACTCCGGTGCCTGCGGTGTCGGCTGCGAATCCGATCGCGTCCGTCGGCTTCGGCAATTTCAGTTCTTTCCAGGTGCCGTCGTACATGAGCGGAGTAAGCGATCCGGTGCGCTGGGTCGCCAGCAGCATCCCGTCCAGGTTCGCGTGCGTGAAGATGTCGGACGAACCCGGATGGCCTCCGGGAAGAGTTTGGAGCGTGTAGGCACTGCTCGTGACTTCGAGTATCTTCTGGCCCGCTCCGACGAAGAGTTTGTTCCCGCCCGATGAGTAGAAACCCATGAGGCTGTGCGGCTGGTCGGAAAGTATCGCCGAGGAGAGAGCGCGCGAGCCGGGGCGCACACGCAGTCCTCGGTAGGGACGACCGTAGAAGTTGTCCGCGGCGGCCAAAAACTTAGGATTTGAGATTCCCCGTTCCGAGATCCCACCCTTAATGCCGCCGCTGAAATCGCGGAGCGAGAGTGTGATTTCTCGCGTGACGGTGCGCGGCATTACCGCATCCCACTGTATCCGCGTCTGCGCGGAGCGATGCTGGACCGCCGATCAATGCTTCGGTCCTCCAGCTTGTCCTGAAGAGATTCCATGTCCGCGAGCCAGAGCTTGAGTTCGTCGTCTGCTTCGGCCCTCCGATTCCGCGATGTGAGCCCGTGGATAATCATTCGGCGCAAGAGATAGTCCTGCGCTAAGTCGTCCGCCTGCATGACGCCGTTGAGGTCCAACACCCGGTCCGGAAGTCCGAAGTAGGTGATGCACCCTCCGTCAACGATCTGCACGTCAACCATAGGCACCAGGTAAAACCAGTTGGAGTCCGCGAAGTAACCGGACGGCAATGTCGCGCTCGGGTAAGCACCGCTGGTCATCTCCCGGAACTCGTCCTCGCGGTACTCATTGATCACTCGGAAGGTGCTGTCGTCGGCGGGTGTCTCCGAGACGTGGATGGCCGACATCACGACCATGCCCTCGGGATAGTCGTAGTCGATCTGGCCGGGCACGAGCGTGAACTTGTCTCGAAACTTGAGGACGTTGGCCTTCTCGCACAGTTCGCGGTTGCTCCGGTTATAGATCGAGAGCCACTGAGAGAGTTGAACCCGCTGCTTGTTCGGGTCCCCGATCGCTTGAGCGGCATCGTCAACGAGGTAACTGACTTGTGTGCTCATTTCGCTTTCCTTCCCTCGTTCAAGTCCACGCCCTCCGGCACACACAGTACCACGCGGCAAGTCACGTGAGGAATTCCGTCCATCGTGTACGTCGTATCCGGCGCGAGAATCTGCTGCTCGATGACCTCCACGGTATCGGGGGCACACGGGGCGATGTACGCCCTCGCCCCTTTAGGCGTTCCCTGTCCCAAGAGCAGCGGCAGGGTGGCGAGGATCGTTAGGAGGATACTGAGCACGCGGCCTTCCTCGCTTTCATGGCATCACGTTGCCTTCTGGCATTCTGTCTGTGGCACTCTCGGCATACCCGCTGCATCCCTCTCCACCTGCGTTTTGGCGACTTGGACGGGTATAGGTGGAGATTGTCTCCAGAGAGCGGATGCCCGTGTACACAATGAGTCTTACGCGCGACGGCGACCGAGGGATGCTTCCCGTCTCGTATGGAATCCATCACATTATCGTGGTCGCTGCCAATGTAGAGGTGCGAGATGTTCACGCAGCGTTTGTTGTTGCATCGGTGGAGAACCAACGTATTCCTTCCGCCGGAGAGTGGACCATTGACCGAGATCCAGGCGGCGCGATGCGCCTTCATCGTTCTGCCTCGTAGCCTAGTACATCCATAACCATCTGCGGCGATCCCACCACCCCAATTGATACACAGGCCGGTCAGTTGCATGTCACTATCCCGAACGGCAGGAGCGCGAGTGCCGCGATCAGGAAGGGGATCACTTAAACGCCCTCACTCTCCACGTCTGGCTCGGCACGTTTATGGCCCCCGCCGTCACGTTGAAGAACCGCGCGGTGACGGTATTGTCCGCCGTGACGCGGCATGACCCGACCCCGGTTCCGGTAGGCATGCTCGCGCCCACAGGAGATATGTTGCACTCCCATGTGCTCGCCACGTCCACGCCGGTCACGGTCAACGTGGTGTCGAACGTGGAGGCCGCCGGGATAGAGCCGATGGCGAACGTGAGCGCAGTAGGCAAGATCATCTTGGTGATGAACTGGCCGCCGAGGTAGAGGCCCTTGTCGGCGCGGAGGGAGTCGGCACTTGCCGAACCCCTGGCACGAAATCCGTAAGGAAATGAGTTGGTCACCGTCGCAGCCGAAGCGGGGTCAATTGTTGGGATATATGTCGGATAGGCTCCAGAACCCCAAACATTCGCTACACTTATCTCGCCAGCCGTCAACCTCAAATCATAGGCCGTGGCCCCTGCTACCTCTCCGTAGAGATTGGATATTGCATTCCTCATTCCGACGGTAGCATCCATCCAAACCAAGTACTTATAACCTGTGGTGTTGATGTGTATATTGTCGAGTACCGCTTTGTTGGTGTTCTTTAACCAGATAGCCGGATAAACACCAGAGGAGTCAACGGCAGCTGCGGATATGTCAACGTCCCTGATTGCAATGGCCGTTGAGGGGCCACCGCCCTTGAGGATCATTCGGATGGCGTCTCTGTGGCTACTCCATATCTGAATATTCTCGAATGATACATTTGTTACTGCAAACGTGGCTGCGTCGCTTTCCCACCAAATTGCCGGTCCCGTACTGGCCGTAAAAAACAAATTCCTGAATACTGAATTATGGCCCCCGTAGTTGGTGAGACCAGCAGAGGCGCCGTGCCCGACGCTACCCGTTATCCCGTTTCTCCATCCGGCACCGCCTGCGTTGTACACGGCGATATTGTCAAACTCACACAAGTCTTCAAGGTCTTGAGTCTCAATGGCATTGGCGCTTTGACTCTGTAAGAACAAATCCGATAGTCTCAATCCGGACGTTGTGCCATGCGCTTTTATGGCCGTTGAGCCGCCAATGAGAGACAACCCTTGTACCCTGGCGTTGGTACATTCATTCGTTATGTCGATGATCCGGTTGGTGCTGGTAGCCTTGATTCCCGTGGCCCGTCCTTCGCCTATGATTCTTGAACCGATTCCGTACATGGCGATCAACGGGTTGGCCGATCCAGATAGGATTGCTCCAGTCCCACCACCACTGTCTGAAAAATCGTGACTGAACAATCGGAGCGTGGCCGACTTCCAGCTAGCCGAACTGAGCGTGCTGTCCGAACTGCCGATGTTAATTGTCGTGGTGATCCCACTCACTGGAGTCATCACCCAGACTTCTCCGCCAGCCATCGGCAGATCGTCCAACGCCGCCTGTATTCCCGGTCCCGTAGCTAGAAACGTCCCCCCGTCCACGAACCGTATCGCTCCACCGCTGCCAGCCGAGGACGCGGGACCGAGACGCGAGACGATCCCGTTCGTCGCCATGATCTGAGGAGTACGCATGGAATCGGACGCGACCGCCTTGCCGGCTACCGCGATGCCCGTCGAGTCTGCTCGGAACGTGGTCACCCCGCGGTGCGCCGACTCGAAGGGGACACCCCAAATCTGATACTTGTCGTACCTGTGGCGGATGTAGATGACGCCAGGACGGTAGGCAGGCATCGCCAAGCCTTCGGTGCCCACGAACATTTGCCCGAGCCCGGTCGTGAGGAACGAAGCGTCCATCGAGGCCAACCCTGCATCGGTGCCTGGGTAATTAAATGAGGTGAAAGAACCGTTAGGAGTGCCCCACAAACCACCCACCCCGGTTCCAAGGAAGCCGAGGGCAGAGCCGCACCATAGCGACGCTACCAGGAGGACTGCGAGTAACTTTCTCATGTTTTCATGCTCCGTTCCCCTAGGCTACTGGTAGCACGACATCGCCGAAGATCACGAACTCCTCGGTCTTCTCAGTAGGCGCTCCACACTCGCCGTACTCCACCGCAGTGACGGGCTTACGGGCGAATGCGGTGGCTGGTCTGCTGCGATGAGTGAACGCTGGCACTTCGACTTCTACTGGCAATACAACGTCCCCAAATATGACGTACTCGCCGGTCTCCTCGACAACGGGGGTATTCTCTCGGCAAGGAGTGAACGCGCTCGCGGGCTCGATGGTCCGCACGAACGGGGTTGCGGGCACGTCTTGTGTCGCGAACTGCGTCCCTGGAACGTCGATCGGCACGAATGGTGTCGCTGGCACGCTCTGGCGCACGTAACTGCCAGGCACCGCCGCGACGTAGATGGCAGCGACATCCGATTCGGACACCTGCCCGCTAGCGTCGGTCACTGTCAGCGTGACAGCGTAGAGTCCCGCCGCCGAATAGGTATGAGACGGATTCTGCGCCGTGCTCGTCTGGCCATCTCCGAAGCTCCAAAGCCATGCGGTGATCGTGTCTAGCGGCCTCGTCGTGCTCCGGTCCGTAAACTGCACGGAGAGAGACGGCTGCCCTCCGCCCGGATTCACGCTGAAGTTTGCCTTCAGGGTCTCCGCCGGGCCGATGGTGTCCCTCACCGGCAGCAGTTGGTCGTAGACGGTGCCGCCGACCGTGTACTGAGTCCTCGGCCAGGCGAACGTCAGGACTTTCTGCCCGTCGATCTTCACGGTGAACGGCCCCTGCTCGGTCCAGCCGGTATCGAAGGCCCACAGCCTCGCCTTGGCAGCGCCGGAAATCACGTGGCCGCTGTACCCGCTGGTCGTGTAGGCGATCTGCCCACGCGAATCCGACGTTGCCGAGACGACCACCGCTCCTGCGGCGTTCACGAGTTCCGCGAGCTTTCCTGACGCGGGATTGCCCGATGCGTCCACGATGGTCGGGAGCCAGGTGCGCCAGTCGGTTGCGGGACCCCTGACGCCCATCTGCGCCGCGCGCTTGGACCACGTGAGATCAACGTGATCCTCTCCGGGCGTCGAGCCTAAGATGTCCGCCACAGTCGGAGTGCCCGCGAGCCGGGTGTCAATCGTGAAGACCGGCGCGTTGAAGACGTTTATCAGGTACTGCGGACTTGCTCCCGCCACCTGATTGTTCGACGCGGAATCGGTGCCGTAGGACGTGAGACCAGAATTGGCGGCCGTGGGTGCCGTGACAATGAACTTGTTTCCGATAGCGCGGCGTATCGTCGTCGTGAAGCCGATCCCGATGGCCGCGACTCCTGGACCGACCACCTCAAGAATCGAGTCCACCAAGTCCGACTCGCCGCCCGCAGACCGCCGAATCGTCAAAAGCGCGTTGCCCGACGCCACGACGGTTCTCAAGTGCGAACCGTATATTTGGTTCTGCCCGTTGAACGTCGTGGACAGTCCGAACGTGGCGTCCACTCCGTCGTAGCCGAACGGGGGGTTCACGCCGTCGTCGATGACCTTCCCCAGCTTCGCCCATCGGTTCGCCGTGCCGGTGCCGCTGAACAGGTGGGTCTTTCCGGCGTCGAAGTCGATCTTGATGCGCGAGTCGCGCCAGGTCGTCGTTGCCGTTCCCGAGCCGTCCCCGTTCTGGATCGACACGTGGGAGACGTAGTGCGGAGTCGCCCCGGTGCGCTTCTCGATAGCCGGAGTCACGCCGTCGGCCGCCTTCCAGCCCATCGCTACGACCTTCTGGTACCAGTCCTCCGCACCGTAAGACCCCGCTACGCCGTCGCCAGAAGCGTCGGCATGGGCGTCGTCCTCGTAGAGGATGTTCCCGCCGTTGGGAGTCGGTTGGCTTATCCCTGCTGCCATTTACCAGGTCTCCACTTCAGGCTTCACGTCGTCGCGCAATGAGCCGCAGCATCCAACTCGCCAGATCCGAGACCAAGGCGACCGACTGCGGGATCGCGGGCACCGTCACCTTCCTTCGTGGTATTTGCAGGCGACGTAAAGACTCGATGCCGAGGCCATCGTAACGATGATCTTGAGCGTGTCCTTCATGGCACTTTTGTAGATACCGCCCGGGGGAGCGAGGAGGTGCCCCAGGTTCGGCGCCGCGGCCGGCCCACCAATGGCTTTGTACTGATAGACGACAACCGAGTCGATCGTCGTGTCTGCGCCGGTGTAGCCGCGACTGTACCGCCAGATGGCGACGTTCGCGTTCGTCGCTGTCCCGCCGGCGACGTTGGAGACGTAGATGTAGTCAATGTCGGTCAGCGTGCCCGCGCTCACCGGGGTCAGCTCGAGCGTGTCTGGAGACGCCTTCGGGCCGTTCCATAGCACCCTTTCGGTCGGGTCTCTCGTGTTCACCTGAGTCGCGGCGAGCAGCGCCAACCCAGCCACGAGAAGAATCAGCAACGCCGTCGCCTTGCGCATCGAGTTTCCTCCTATCCCATTTAGAAACGCCGCGCGCGATGGTCTGCGCGCGGCGCCCGCTTCATCGTGAACCCTCTCCTTATGCCGGGTTAACCAGGACGCCAGCCCAGCTAGTGCTGCCGGTTCCCGTCGCGCCAGTCGTGTTGATCTTGATGCAGATTCCGAGTACGAACCCGACAGTCGTGCTGGCCGTGACGGCTGCACACAGCCCTGCCGTCGCGGACGTTCCGATCTTCAGGCCGAGCGTGAGAGCCGCCGTGGTCACGAGAACGCTCGTGAGGCTTCCCGCGCCAGCCACGAGACCCTTGCCGCCCGCCTTGATCGGCTCCTGGGCCACTCCCAAGAACGGGACCGACGCGCCGGCCGAAGCCGGGGTTCTCAGAGCGCCGATGACCAGAGTGCCCGGAAGATCCGACGCCGGGGTTGCGCCCGCGGCCGTGGTCTCCTGTCTCGGGATGAAACCGAGCGCCACCGTCTGAGGGTCGAACGTCATCGCCTCGCCCATGAGCGCGGTTGCCGACGCCTCGTTGCTCTGGACCAAGTAATCCACGCCGACGACCTGGGCTCCGCTCCAGAGGAGGGTGCCGTCACCGCCGCGGATCTGCTGCTGTGTTTCCAGTCCGATATTCAACATGGTTGGCCCGCCCCCTTACGAAACGCCGCTGGTGTCAATGTTGTCCATGACACCGCACGAACGCGGCTCGGAGATGATGAACTCACCGCGCCACAGGATGTAGGCGGTGCGCGTCATCGAGTTGTGGGGCTTGCGGAACGGTTCAAACGCGAAGTCCGCCCGCGAGTCGACGTGGAGCCGGACAGCCGGCTCGTGGATGAAGTAGACGTTCTCGTACTTGTTCGAGGTCGTTCCGCGCGGCGATTTTTCATCCTGCACCCAGGTCGCGTTGCGGAACATGAAGTTCTCGAACCCCGCCTTGAACAAGTCCGACTGCTGCTGCGGCCTCTGATACCGCTCGTTCTTCACGAGCGCGTAATGCACGTCGCTCCACGAACCCACGTTGCTGAGGATCATCGTGGGGGCCTTTCCGGACCGGAGCTTGATCGCGGCGAACATCCGGTTGATCGGACCGAACTGAACGCCAGCGAACGTGCTCGACGCTCCGGTGATATACCCGGTGTGGTCGACGTTGTGGTTCCACCAGGTGTTTACGGTGGAGCTGCGCGAGATCCCGCCGTAGGTCATCGTGGGCGGGACGAATCCGCTGGCACCAACCTTCAGGGCGTACTGAAGGCCAGCCATCGCCTTGGGGTCGGTGCCGTCGTTGTAGATGTCCGAACCCATGCCGTCGAAGAAGGTGTTCCGGGCCATTTCGCCCTTCTCTTCCATGAGGTCCAGCACCTTCTGCGGGCCCGAGGCGGTCATCTGCTCGTCCCAGTCGATCGTGAGATCGACGACGGCGTTCTTCGGCGTGAACTCCGCAGCCTGGAACGGGTCGCGAATCGTTGGCGCGAACACGTCTGCTCCGGCGAACCACTTGATTCCGCCCTGCGTGCGCCACGCGAGCGGGACCACGATGCGACGACCTCCCGTGAAGTTCTTGGCTTTGCCCTTCATACGCATGAACATCGCGTTCGAGAGGAAAATCTGGTCGTGGATCGTCGGAATGATGTAATCCTGGACCATCACGTTTACTTGGTTCCAGGGGAAGGATGAAGTCATTTCCGTCGTCTCCTATTTCTAGCCCGCGTCACCAGCCGAAGCGTTTTCTCGCCTCTCCGAGCGCGGACTCGATTGTTTCGTTGGGCCTTGGCTTGAACCCCTCCGACGAAGCGCCTCCGCTGGCACCCTCGGTTACGATCGTGGCGACGGCGGGTTCTCTGCCGTTGTTCGAGCCGCCGGAGCCTTTGGCTGGGGGCGACCTGCGCTCTGATCTCACCGCATTGGGGTACACCAACCGAGTGATCTGCTCGATCGAAAGGCGACTTCCGATTTCGGGGTTCTGCAAGATGTAATTCTCGACCTCTTTGATCTGGGACTTGGTGATCGGGGCGCCGCCGACCGTGTAGTTCTCCTTCACGTCGGCGAACTCGGCTGCGTCCTTGGCGAGTTGGCGGTCGTAGCGTTCCTGACGCGCACTGGTTTCCAATTCCGCCAGGCGGGTCTCGGCGCGCTGAAGGCGCTCGGCATTGGCGCGGATCGCGGGATCGTCGTGCTCGAGGAGTGCTTGGAGTTCTTCGTCTTTCTCCCCACCCTTCGGTGCGGGCTCGCTCTTTCCGAGTGCGTCACCGATTTCCTCTCGCAGGCTCGCGATCTCCTCGAAGAGCTTCGCGGTGGCGTCCTCGGCACCGCCCTCCTCTTCGTCCTCTTCGTCCTCGGACTCTTCTTCCTCGTCCGGGGTTGCGGTGGGTCCGGGTTTCTCGCCGGGCGCGGGTTCCGGTTTCGGAGTCTCCCGCGGGGGCAGCCCTTCCTCAGCGCGTTCCGCATCGGTCAACTCAGCGTAGAAGTCGACCTTCTCGGCCTTCCCTTCAGCCTTCGCCATAGCGTCGGCGGGAATCATCGGTCCGGTCATATCAGTACGCCTCCTCGGGGACCGCGCCTTCGACGGCGCCCATGTCCTCGACGTTCTGGTTCATGTCTCCTGCGCCCGGCGGAGGCATCGCTGGCTCGGCGCCGGCAGCCGGAGTGCCCCCGTTGCCGACCCCGCCGTTCGCAGCGCGCAGCGCCACTTCCTCCATGAATTCTCGGAGAACCTGCCGTTCGTTGTCGTCGAGCCTGCGGTCTCCGAAGAGGAGCGCAAGGCCCTCGCGGGCCCAGTCCTCGAGTCGCCGGGTGGGCCGGTCTGGCGGCGCTTGCTGAAGCGGCGCGACGGCTGTTTCAGGGCTCATTGGCACGATTTCTACCTCCTATGCAGGGAGAACGGACATGCAGTATCTCTGGCAGGCGGATTTGCCGTCGTCCCACACAAATCCGATCTCGAAGTAGGACCACCGAGGGGAGGACAGGGCTGGCGTACCGGACAAGACGATATTCGTCGGGTCCGACACGTTCAGTGTCAGCCCATCGTAGACCGAACCAAACGAGAGAGAAGCTGAGACGACCGTCGCAGAACCATTGTCCGGATGGAGGACTTGCTGGCTGTAGGCGACTCCCTCTTGCCCGTTGGTCTGGGCTACCACGGAATCCACGAACAAGGAGGGTGGGGCGTTGAACAGAGCGTTGAAGTCGGCAACCTCCACGCCCAATAGGTAGCCATCCTCTGCCTTTACGACCCATCCGTCATTGACCGATTGGACGGCTGCCTTGCCTCGCACTAGGAAGTGGCCGATGATCCGGGTCGCTTGCAGATTAACCTGAGGCGAGCCCTTTCGACCGCACGCCACAGCGCCTCCGGGCAACTGAGTGTATCCAGCTAGTTCGGTCATCTCGCTCCTCCTACCTCGTTCTCTGGCGGATCTCGGCGATCTTCTGCCGCCGCTTCTTCTGCGACGACTTCGCCCGGTACGGTAAGCCCTTGCGCTTGGTTGACGCAAACTCTTTCAGGCCAACCTCGCTCATCTTGGGGTCGGAGGACCGCGCTTTCCCCGCTCGCTTCCTACTCAAAGCGGCCCCAAAAAACTCCTGTTGGGCTACGCTCTTCGCCGGCATCTCACTTCCCGCCTTTCTTCTTGCCACTGTTCTGCGTGGCGGCCATCGGAACGGTAGCCCACAGTTTGCCCGATACGATCTTTGCGACCGTCGTTTTGTGGACGCCAAGTTCACGGGCCAGCGATCCCCTAGTCTCGCCAGCCGCCACGCGCTCTCGAATCGTGCGAACCTGAGCGGCGGTCAGCCTAGCATTGTTGGCATCCTCGCCGGATCTCACAGGCCATCGACCGCGGTCCTTCGCCATCATGTCTTGAATGTTATCGGCCTGCGTGCCGAGGAAGAGGTGGGCTGGATTCACGCACCGAGGATTGTCGCAGCGATGGAGGACGCAGAGGCCATCTGGGATCGGGCCGAAGTGGATTACCCAAGAGAGCCGGTGCGCCTTGGTCCTGCTACCGGCGACCTCTTGATGGCCGTAGCCCTGACTTAAGGCTCCCAGCCAGTCCCAGCAGAACAGGCCCATCTGGACCCTTGCCCAGAATCTTTTCTCGGTATTGGCGTTCATGATTTCTTCCCGTTTCCAGCGACCTGCGCGGCCGCGGCGGCCTGCATCTGTCGCAGACCGACGCGCTGGAGAATGTTGGCTCTATCGGGATAATCGGCGTCTTCTAGAACTTGTTGAGCGTCCACGATCCCCATCTGATAAAGCTGAAGGTTGAGATCTTGCCTGTCCTGTTCGTTTTGGGCTGACCCACTAGCTTGACTCCACCGAATTTCAAAATCATCGGCGCGGTAGTCGTCTGGATTGAGCCACATATCGGCTCCGCTGCTGTCCAGGAAATAGATCACATCCCTGCTTTTCCTGATGTCAGCCTGGATCATCTTCTGAAGGAGGAGCGCCGCGAACTCTAACGTGCCCGCGCCCTTCGCCCTCGCACGGCCACCAGCCGTCTCGGTGAGTTGACGGATCGCGGCGGCGGCCTCGACGCCGATCGGCCTCTGGCCTTGGAGCGCGTCCGGTGTGCCGGAGACGATCTGAACGTCTTGGCGGCGGGCGGCACGGCGAACGAAGTGCGACTCCGCGATCCCCTGAGGCTGGAGGTACTGCATCGTCGCCCCGCGCTTGATGCGAAGGATCTCTCCGCCAGAGACCGCTTGCTTGTCGATCGAGAGGCCGGAATCGGTGGATAGGAGCACGGGGGGATCGGACGAGAGTTCAAGGCCGCGGTCGATCATCGCGTCGGAGCGGTTGATGCCCCGCTGGAGCGGGATCACGTCGTCCAGTTCGCCCTTGGCGTAGAACCGCCCGCCCTGCTCGTAGTCTCGCCCAATCACCAGGGGGATCCCGCCGAGCACGGGATCGACGGGCCGAGGCCGGTCCAGAAGGACTCCGGAGGCGGTCATCGGAACCATGCGCCACCCGGAGGGGCAACAGGGCTCCTTGACCGTCTTTGAGTGGGGAATCCTGAGTTCTCCGGTCTCGTGGTCGATGAGTTTTTGCCCGACGTACTTCACGTCCATCGTGGTGTAGTCGCGAACGAAGAGTTGGATCAGGAACGTGGTCTGGCCGAACACGGAGAAAGAGCCGGTATCGATCCCGTACTCCCCGCTTGTCGTGGCCGCCGGGTCTCCCTCGAAGATCGCCGAGGGCATCGTCCCGATGAACTGGGGAAAACTCAGTCCGCCGAGAACGCCCGCCGCCTCGAGGTAGGGCTTCACGAGGACTTCGTAACTTGGGCTGGCGATGTTGTCAGGCTTGATCTTCTCCGCGACGCGCGGGAACAGTGCGCGAAGGCGCCGCGTCGATGCGGGACGTGCAATGGCGAAGCACTCGAGTTCGGATTCGTCTGTGGCCTGATCTGGGTAGAAATCGAACGGGGAGAGGTAGCGGGGTATCGCGGCGCCTTGAGCGTCCCAGCCAATCATCGGGCAACACCAGCCGTATTTCAGCAGGTCGCGCACGGATACGCGGAAGAGCCGGTCGAACCCCGTGCTGTCCATCTTGTAGGTAGCGAAGTCCTTCAGCCCCTTGATCTTTTGAGCGTCCATGAAGCGACGCGGGACCGGCTCGGGCCGCGGGCGAGCCTGCGTGAGAATCGGCCAGACTGTCTCGACGGTCTGGAAGCAGTAGTTGGTGATCGCGTTGTTGCGGTTCTCCCAGGGGTCGATGAAGTGAAACCCGGCGTAGTAAAGCTCGCAGGTTTTGAGCCGCTCGGCCTCTCCCCGCTTCAGGTGGAAGAGCGTGTTCCACTTCTCGCAGACCCACGCCTTGAGCTTGTCCTCGTCCTCGCCGAAGGAGCCGAACGGAGGAGTCTCGGGAACATGCCGCTCTGAAGCGACGAAGGTTGATCCGTCCGGCTCGTTGAAGAGATTCCCAGCCATCACCGTCTCCCAAGCGAGAGTTGGCTGCCCGGCGAGTCCTTGCAGGGCTCCCAGTCTTGCAAGTTTCTATCGCGCTGCAACTGCTTGTGGTGAGCCCGGTTCTTCACGACGCAGCCTAGAGAAACGTTGAAATGCTCTGGGAAGTCATCGACGACGGCTGGCGTGGAGAAGATTCGGGCGGCCCGGCGCTGGCAAACTTTGCACTTGACAGTCTTTGGATGGCGGGCAGCCATGCTCTGAACGAGCTGCTCGACATGGCCTATCCTACAGCGGTACTCGTAGATGGCCATCAGTGCGCTATCGGTGTTGGGTGGCGGGCCATTTCGCCGATCGTGCTGCGGTATAGGATTTCGAGTTGCGTGGGGCCGTTGAAGGCGAGAAACGCACCTGCGCAGGGCAGGTGAATCGGCACTTGACAGCCCGATGGAGCAATCTCGTAGGTTCCGCCTTTGGGGTCGCTTGGGTCCACCTTTTTCCCGCAGATGAAGCAGGCTCCAAACCCCTCCGCATCCATGAACCTGTCGTCGTCAAACGGGCGATGTCCGCTCATCCGTCCATCCCAGACGTGAACCTGTCCTTCCGTTCCCCGAGCATCTTGCACACCTGGCACCGGCGTTCGGGCTGGCGAAGCACGTCGTAGGCGCTGCCGTCTATGGCAACCTCACAGCACTCGCAACTGCCAGTGGCGCCGGTCCCCTGGTAGGTCTGCTTGCGGATGATGATGGCGAGCGTTTCCTCGTCCAACTCCTCGCTCAACTTCTTCATCGAGATCCTCCCAGCCCGTTCTTGCGCTGATGCTTCTCGTGTTCGAGGATAGCATCCTGTGTCGCCAACCACTGCGCTGCGGTCATTCCGGTCTCCACCATGACGTACCGATCCGACGCCTCCGCGCCCTCACGCTCCTTGATGATAGCCGCGGTGTTCGCAACGGCCCGCATCATCGTCTCAGGATGCGGCTCGAGCGGGCTGTGCATGTCCCCGCGGTGCGACATCAGGCACAACCCGAAGGCCACGAGAAGGTCCTTCTCCGACCCTACGCCCGCCTGAACCTTGTCGTCAACGTAAACGAGAGTCTGTATCTGCTGGATCATGTGAGGGCAGTGGATCTTGCCCATTTTCATCCTGACGTACTTCCGCAGCGTGTCGAAGAGGTGCTGGCGGTTCCGGGTGGTCGCGAGATAGCCGGGCTTGTCGGTGATTTCCTGCGCGACCGATTCGGGGCTCACCTGCCGGTAGTAGAGGTTTGGGTATCCCATCTGAGAAATCGTGTTGTGGAAGAGGATCCCGTGGTTGTTCGCTTCGCCGATGATCTCCGCCTCGTTGAAGTAGTGCGCCAAGTCGATCGCGTAGCAGGCGAGCACGTCGGGCGGGGCCTTGCCGTACCAGGTCGCCGCTAGGTTCATGGTCTGATCGTCGAGTACGGCCAGCGGAGAGTGGTCTGAGCCCGGGTCCCCCTCCGAGGGATCGGCTCCGACTCGGTAGGTGTGCCGCGGCTCACGGTCGAAGAAGATGCGGAGCCGGCCCTTCTCCTGGACGATGATCTTCGGAACACCGGAACCTGATGGTTCGGCCTCGATCTCGCTTCGCTCCGGGAGTTTGTGCGCCAGGACCACCACGCTGAGTTCCTTCGTGTAGTGCGCGACGGCCTCGGTGTCGAACGCGGGGCGGCCCGACAAACTGAACGCTTCCTGGTCTGTGGCCGGGTACTCCTGAGCGAATTTCTCAACGTCTCCGTCGAGGTTCGTGCTGATGCACCAGCGGCGCCACTTGAGTTTTCTGTTCGTGATCTCGTGGTGATCCCGGCACAGTTTCATCTCGTCTGGGGTGCGGTAGAGCTGCTCCCCTCCGGTCAGCGCCAGTTCGTACTCCTCGTGCTGGAACCAGGGAATGAAGATCGGAGTCCAGCCCTTCTCGTACTCAGGAACGTCGGTGTCGAGCGAGAGGCCAACGGCGCGCTGCCAGAGTTTGTGGAACGCCTCACCGATCCCGCCCATGCCGTTCGCTGTGCTCTCGAGGACCGCGAGGGAGTCCAGGGTCAAGGGAACGGTCTGCATCACAGCGGTCAGCGTGTCTTTCGCCTGCTCGAAGTAAGCGATCTCGCTGTTCTTCACCGCAAAGCTGCCGGTGCGGAAGGAGTGGTCGGCATGGTCTACCTCAATATCGCAAACTAAAGATTTCTCAGCCGTGGTCAGCGAACGAAGTCTCATCCAAACGTGGCCGCCTCTAACCACATGCTTCGGATACTTCGCGTCGGCGCGTTTACCAAGCGGGGAGTTAAAAAGCCAGAGTTCTTCGCGAATCCGTCGCGCTCCTTCTCCGTGCCAACGGGCGATCCACGCCGCCTTCTCTTGCCTCCCGAATCTCAGTCCGGGAGACTTGAAGTCAACGGCAGCCCAACCGTATCCCAGCGCAGCCGCGATGTCGCGCATCTGGTAGGTGAGGGACTCTCGCGTTGATGTCGCCGCGACCGTCGCCTGCGGAGCCGCTACCTTGCTCCCGTCTCCAGAGAGATACCCGATCAACAATCCGTGGCAGAATGGACGGCCCGCCGAGAATACCCAGTCGGGCACGCGCTTCTGGTCTACCGCGCCAAAATTCCTTTCCACCAATTCGGCCATCGCCGAGCCGTAGAAGATGTCGCTCACCGTCCTGCTTTTAGAGTGGCGTTTCTGCGCTCGCGACGGACAAACGCGAGACACGGCTTTCCACGCTCGATCGGCGTAACGGTTTTCGTCGCAGTCCCTCGCCATCACGACCGCACTCGGCAGTCTCTTTTTGTTGCGGATGATGCATCCCTCGGCGAGATAGTAGCCAACGAAATACCCGAAATCCTCACTCAGCGATATGCGAGCCCCAGATCCGAAACGGCGGTGTTTCCTGAGACCGTTGCGGGCGTGGTTGAGAAGCCAGAGGGTGCGTAGTCGGCGAGTGATTTTCCTTACCGGCATCGAAACCTCATCGGCGAGCCCCAGATCCCCGGCCCTTACCCATCCGCGCTGCGTGTAGACCGGGTGCGTCTTCGTGAGCGTCACCGGACGGCCGAGCCAAGGCGTGACAGCGACGCACGGGTCGGCATTGAAGCGTTTCGAGACGCCCGTGACGACGGCGGAGTTTCCTAGATGCGTCACCACGAGATCCCCGGCCCGGACGGCATCGGCCCGAACCTCCCTGCCATCGGAAATCAGAACGGGAACGTCGGGAGCTAGACAGAGATGCACTTTCTGGGCGGTGTATCCTCGCGGCTCGCCCTGGACCTCGACCTGCATCCTTGAGCCGGAATCGAGTTCGATCTCGTGGACGTTCTGGATGCGGGTGTTCTGCTTCAGGTCGCCTTCGAGGAAGCGGTGGAAGTTCCGGCTCATGCGGAAGAGCGTCTTGCAGCTTTTCAGCGTGTGAGCGATGACGAGCGCGGAGCGGTTGGGCCGCACAACGCAGTCCCAGAAGAGAAGTGCTTCGGTCAGCGTGGAGACGCCGACCTGCCTTGCTTTGAGGATGACGACTCGTGGCGGGATGCCGGAGGCGATGAGTTCTCGGATCTTGCGGAGGATGATGCGCTGGCTGCTGTTCAGGACGAACGGGACGCGCTTGCCCTGCTTAGTGATGATGACGAGGCAGTCTCGGCAGAACTCCTCGAAGTTCGTGAGGTCGGCGTAGTAGTCGAGTCCCGGAAACTCGGGCGGGGGTGGCTCGTCCTGTGAACCGACCCTGCGTGTCGTTACTTCGCGAACGGAATGGCTTGCTGGACCTCGAAGTCCAGAACCGCGCTGGACCCGGACGGGTACTTGACCCGATCGTGCCCGACGACCCTGCATGTGAATTGCACGTTCCGCCTCCTTCTGTCGTTTCCGGTCCGCTTCGAGACGTTCGGTTTTCGCTCTGTGTTCAGCCCTGTTCCGTTCCTGTCTCGCCAACTTGGCGGCCAACCGCTCTTGCTTGGCTACGGACAACACCGGCCCGCTCGAACCCGACGAATATGGCCTGTAGTGCGGCTTCGATGTCTCGTTGCTTTCCAACCAGCGCCTCCGATTGACGGTCAACCGCCGCGCGCAAGGATGCACTTTCAGCCTGTGCCTTGTCTAGTGCGACGCTGTAGGAGTTCGACTGAGCGATGACCATGTTGGTCTGGGTGGACACGGCGCTCGCGGCGCTCAAGTACGCCGCGGCGGACCGCCAACCTGCATAAAAACATCCGGCGCCGACGGCGGAGATCAGCAGCAGAAGCCATAGCGTTTCGGTCACTTCTCCTCCTAGGTCACGGGTCTAGAAATACGTCGCGCCACGGAGTTCCCTCAAACACGGCTTTCAACAGAGCCGCGCTGGCCTTTTCAGGGGAGACCGGAGAGTGGCTGGGCGGCGGCGGAACGATACAAGGACCGTGGGGATTGTGGAAGGCACCACAGGACGTGCAGTTTTTCCGCCCTAGAAGATGATCTCGCCTAGGCTGTCGGTCTTCGACTCCGCCACCATCATCGCGAGGAACTTCTCGGGCTTCACTCGCAGCACCCTCGCGAGCTTCACCACCACGCTCGATCGGAGGTCCGGGTTCCGGCGCAGCCAGTACATCTTTCCGCAGCGCAAACCCGCCCGGCCAAATACCGCCGAGCGACTCGGCTTCCCGGGCAATCTCTCCCTCAGTCGGTCCACCACTCTCTCCCAGGCAGTCTGCGACTGGGCACCCGTCTTTGCCCGGCGCCTTTGGGTTGAGCCCGTGGACTGGGCAACTGTAGAACTCGCCACTTTTCGCCTCCTTCCAGCAGTGTTCACAGATCCCGTTCGCCGTCGGTCGGCCGTCGTCGCCTACCAGCCGCACGATTCCGGTCGGCGAGTGGACCTGGCAGATCCCCCAGGTCGCGTCCGGAAGCTCGTCCCCTTCGAATCTCGAGTCCATCGTGCCTGGAAAGTACCAAACAAGTTATTTGCAGTCAAGCAAAGATTTCTAAAGATTTCTGTTGACTCCGATCTTGGACGGGCGCAAACATGCGTCAACGTTGGCTTGGTTGACATCATCCTGATTGGCGAAGGGAGGTGCCGTGTACGGGAAGATATTCAGGACGGTGTACTACGGATCGCTCGCGGAGATGGAGGACGCCCGCGAGCTTTTTATTTGCCTGTGCGTCCACTGCGACAAGACCGGGTTCATCGACATGAACCTCACCTCCTTCGGGCAGATCCTCCGATGGCCCAAAGACCGCCTCGAGGCCGCGGCCACCGTCCTGCTCTCTCCAGACCCCAACAGCGGGAGCCCCGAGGAAGAGGGCCGGCGCATACTGTCAAACGGGTTGGTCGCCCGCGGAATCAAGGTCGTGAATTACGAGAAATACCGAGCCATGCAGACCGAAGAGGACAAGAAAGAGTACATGCAGCGATACTACGAAACGGTACTCAAACCAAAGCGCCGCAAGGACTCAACTAACGTCAAAGAGCGTCAGAAACCTTCAAGCGATTCAATACAGGCAGAGGCAGAGGCAGAAGTAGAGGTAGAGGCAAAGAAGAAGAAAGACACTGTGCCCGCTGCGCGGTCACGGTTCACGCCACCAACTCTCGAGGAGGTCAAAGCGTACTGCCTGGAGCGGAAGAACTCGGTGGACCCCCAGGCGTGGATGGACCACTACGAGTCGAACGGTTGGAGGGTTGGCAAGGCCACGATGAAGTCTTGGAAAGCAGCGGTTAGAACGTGGGAGCACAACGACATAGCCCCACAGAACGGCGCTCAAAAGCGCCCACAGGGACCTGGTAGCGACGGTGGCGCCGCGCTTAGAAAAGCCCAAGCCGACCGGCTGAACTGGGAACGGGAGAACCAAAAATGACCCGCCCAAAGGAACTCTCGAGCGAGCTGTGGGACGTGTTGGGAGGGTATCAGAACGAAGGACTCATACCGTCGGGATGGGAACCGCTCGGAGACTCACCCAGGGAGCACCGAGGATCCATCGAGGCCAAGGCTTACGCGACATGGCTGCTCAGAAACGCGGCCAGTTGCGCCAGCCGCCACCCAGAGACATGCCGGTCGATGTTTTCGATGCGCCATGACACAAACTACACAACACCGCCGGCGGATATACCGGAATCGGCCTGGATCCCACCAGCTCAAGGATTCGTAATACCAAGGGACATATTACCAAAAGGCGACGCATGGGAAGCAGAAGAACCCCAACCCGCGGAGGACGTTCCCCCGCCACCGGAGGTCTGAGAGATGAGCAAAGAAACCCGCCAAGCCCACAGCGACCGCCTAGCGGTCCTGGAGTCAGTCCAAGGACACGACTCAACCGTCGCCCACGCCTTCAACCACACCAACGGCCACTGCCCCAAGTGCGGATGCGACAAGCAGATGATGATGTTCTGCCTGCCAGGACAATCCTTGCTACCAAGACTTCGAGCATGCGAACTCGACGGCGAGCACGTCCACCGCATGTGTAGCGGGTGCTCCTACCCGTGGATCGAACGCCCCCTAGACCAGCTCCTCTTGAGCCAGGAGAAAGGCCAGATGGCCGCCGAGTCCGAGCAGGCCGCCGCCCTCGCCGCCTTCGCAGACCGCTCCGGAGGACTCTCGCTCTCCCGCGCCATCATCGCCAAGTACCGAGGCTGGATCCTCACCTTCCACCGAGACCAAGAACACGGAACCCTCGAGATCACCGCCGCCCCCCCGGAACCGCAGACCGGCGCCCCCGCCCACCCTGACCCGCCTTCGAGCGAAGGAACACCCCAGTGAGCCGCTCCGACCTCGTGCCAACGCGACAGGACCGCGAAGCCCTAACCCGCGTCACGGCAACCTGCCCCGAAATAAACCTGTTCCGCCGGCACGACGACACCTACCCAACAAACACCTGGTTCACGGGACCTGGAATAGAACCCGGGACCCTAGTGCGTCTACCCAATCGCCTCCCGTGGTGGAAACGCTGGCTTGGACTTCGAGGGACCACATGAAACGCCAAAGGCGCCCACCACTCCCACAGTGCATCGCCCACGTCCCAGAGCGATGGAACTACTTCGGCCTCCGCGGAAACGGAGACCGGATCAGCGTCAAGGGCCACCGCTGCACCTTCAAAGCCCACGCTATGCCAGAAACAGGCGCCCAACTCTGTAAAATCCACGCACGCATCCACCACCCCAAACCACCCAAACGGGACCCCAACCAACTCCCGTTCACGTTCGACCACGTGGACCCAAACCTCGAACGCGCCGTGGCCCGAGAACTCAAACGAATAGGAGCCCCAACCCCAAAGGGACCCACCCCCACACCACCCCACCAAAATAGGGGACCCAACCTGACCCCCTAACCACAAATATGGGACCCACCATGCCCCCACCACAAACCTTCAACCACTACCGATGCCGAATCACCAAAAAGCTAGGCACCACAAAAGGATGCCACTGCATAGCCTGCGACCACATCCGCTCCTACTACCGCGTCTGGAACCAAGACCAACGCCGCCTCAATACCCCCTACGCCACAAGACAACGCTCCCTCGACTCCCACAGGCACCACTCCACCGCTCGCAGAATGTACGACCACCTCAGATACCTCGCCATCCGCGATAACCTCTGGTCCCATACCCCAGACGACCAGCAATGATGGGACCCAAGACGCACGCCGAAGTACCACCCTCACCCCCGCACTGCCGCAGGTACGCTTGGGACTCCGCGCCAGGTGGTGACGCCTTGTAGCGCCAGGTGCCCGGATGCCGGCCCGCGGTCCCCTGCCTGCCGGATGCGCCCCCGCTGTCCCACGCTTCGCGCTGCCTGACCCCGCTATGCCCAGGGAGTGCTTGCCACGGTGCGCCCCAGACCGCGCCAGAACGCCCTGGACGCACGACCCGCCCTTTGCCTACCTTGCCCCCGCGCGCCCCGCTCGATAGCCGCCAGACGCCCCGCAAGCGCCCCAGAGCGCAATCGGCCAGCGGCACCGGCCCGGCGCGCATCAACACTCCCGCGCCGCGACCGACCGTAAAAGCGCCTTCAAGAGCGCAGAGGCCGGAGAGCTTGCGATCCTTTCCTTTGCTTCAAGCCGTGTACGTATGTCCCCGTACGGTCGTCTGTGTATTCTCTCTGTTGTTCTTCGCGCGCGTAGGCGCGAGGGGGGCGTATCTGTCACGCGGTTTCGCTTGACAGCCTTGCCGATATGTCACACGCTTTCGGCGTGCTGAAGACTTGTCGCACTTGCGGGGTTAAGAAGTTGCAGGCGGATTTCCCGAAGTACGGTTATGGCTCGGCGCGCCGTCGGGATTGCCTGCTCTGCTGGTCTCGAATTGCGGCGGCTCGCAGATTCGCCATTCACAGGACCGACAAGTCTCCGTCCGGCCCTGAGTCCGTGGCAGTCGCAGAGCGCGCTCTTCGGCTTCTCCGGCGCGAGATCGTTTCGGGGAGGATTGCCAAACCGCCAGCGTGCCAGGACTGCGAGAAGCAAACCCCGATCCTCGACGCCCACCACCCCGACTACTCCGAGCCACTCTCAATCATCTGGCTTTGCCGCCGTTGCCATCGCCTCTGGCATCGTTCCCCTAAGAAATAATGTTTGCCACCAAGTAAACTTCGGTGTATCTTTGGTAGTGACGGGGCGGTCAATGGGTGGCCGTCACCAGACGCAGGGGAGGCAGGAGATGGAAAGCAAGAGCAAGGTAGGAGCGAGCGAGCGGTGCGCGTGCGATTCGGTGAAATGTACGGGCCATGCTTGTACTCATTCGCCGGGGCACGGTCCCAAATGTCCTTGTCGGGATCGCGCCGTCTGCGTGGTTGTGCTCGAATGGCAATGCGAAGTCACTCAGACCCCGACGATGCCGCGCGGCAGGGTTCGCCTTGCGATGTGCGCCCCGTGTGCAAAATGGTGGATCGAGAACGAGCATGACGGCGTGGCCGCGACCTACCAGGTGCAGCAGAAAGCTGAGGTGCCCCGTGGCTAAGCTCTCGGACGCACAGTTCTCAGAACGCGACAAGCTGATGCATCTATCAACACGGGCTGATTACGTGCATTTTGATTGCCTCGGGCTTTCGACATGCGACGCCCTCATCGCCGCTGGCCTCATGGACCCAGAGCAAACCCAGAACGAGTCCCCAACCGTATCGGAGTTCGTTGATTTTATGCGGAAGCATCCGGGAGCATTGGCCCACGGCTACACGATTGGTGGAGGCAGGGATGACGCTCGCGTGTCGATTGAAGGATTGACAGTAGGACGCCAGCACGTCAACTCCGGCTTGCTAACCGATTTCGTGAACTCTTTTAGGCATGCCGACGAGTTCTCGATTGACCCCGGGCTGCGCTGTTGGTGGGACTGATGGCCAAACTATCGGCTCGCGGGCGCAGGGAGTGGCTTCGGTTCCGGCACGTCTCGGGGATGGAGTTCGCCTACATGAGCGACGGAACGGTATTGCAGAAGGAGTATCAAGGCGCATGGCGGCGGGTCGGGCGGTATGCGGTGCACCGGCCCTTGTCGTCGATCCGCTCGCTCTACGGCTTCCACGAAGGCTGGACCGAGGTAAACACACAGACCGGGAAGGCGGTGCTCCATGCCAGCGATTAGCTCACCTGGCTCGACGCTCGAAGACCTTGAGAACGATCTAGCGGCGCTCGATATGCTTGACGACGCTCTAAGGTTCGCATTGGATGAGGGCGCGGATAGGTGGAAGCCGGGAATGAATCGCGGCGACCCTAAAGCCGTGCTCGCATGGCTTCGTGAGAAGATCGCCGAGACCGAGAACAGCATCGATGCGCTTTCCGGGTTGGGGATGCCCGACCCCGACCAGCTACCCCTACCGCTCGAACCGACGCGCATCCCTTGCGCTAGGTGCGGCATACCTATCCCAGACCCCGGCGAGATTCCAGACCCGGCGGCGTTGCTCTGCGACAAGTGCGATTCCACGGATGAAACCCCTGGGCGGTAAGCCCATCGCGCGGCGGCGCGCCGTCCAGTTCGCCGGAGATCCGCCGGTCTCCGGCCTTCGCTAAGGGGGGATGGAATGAGCGGGGAACAGAATCGAATCATGGGCTCCGATTGGCTGCCTCTCACGCGCTCAGGCAGGGAATTCTTTAACGGAGCACCGAGAATCGAGCCTCGAGAGTTTGGGCCGGCGTGCCCCGAGTGCGGACGCCGCGGGATGGTCCGCCTTCTTTCGCGTATCTACGGCTGCCAACGATGCAAATGCGTTGCCCTGCTTACCGTGGGTGCCTCGGGTCTCGTCATGGTGCCTTTGGGCGCGAAGCAGGCCGAGCTAGACGAGCTGCGCCGGAGGATGGCCGTATGAACGGCTGGCAACCCGTCTACCGGCCCGCGTGGAGCGTGCTACTGCTGATCCTAGCTGGATACCTTGTCGTGGCCGCGATAGTGGCCCAGGTGGTCCCCAGAAAGCCTCACGCCGGCAATAAGTTGATCGAAGCCGAGAAGTGAACCCCGCGTCCTAGCCGCGGGATGGGGCCGGCTCCCCCGACGACCCGCATGGCGCCGTGACCGGACGGCACCAAAGAATCGGCCCAGGTAGCGTCCCTGCCGCCTGGGCCTTGTCGCGCCCGCCACTCATCCCTGGGTTTCGGGCGCGCTACCTCTAGGGAATCTCTTCTCCCCTGGTGCAGCCTACGCATATTCGCTTGTGGCCAGTGAAATACTTGTCGTCCAGCACACGGCCGCAACTCGAGCAAGCCGTCTGCGGCTCGGTACCGTCCTGGCTTATCGCTATCAGGATTTCAGGCTTCCCCTTGACGATCAACCAGTCAAGCCTACGAATGGCGAACCACTTGTCATCCACGCCTATGCCGGCCTTGAGAGCGTCGCAAATCCCGTCTATGACATTGATCGCGTCGAACTTGTGGTGAGGCTTTTGGACCAGGATGTCCAGGTAGGTCTTGCGCTGCGGCCACGGCTCCCGGTTGGGCGTTTCCTTCAGGCTCCAAGCGATCGCCTCTCTCAAGGCGCGCTGTCTCTGCCTTAGGAACACATGCCCGCCTCGCCCGACCGAGTAGATAGCGTTCTTCGATAGGTCCCGGTCGAAGGGGATGCGTATGCTCTGCGACCTGACCATATCTGGCATGGGCATGTCGAACTGCCACAGGAGCGACCGCGGCACAGCCGACGCTACCAATGCCGCGCGTTCACGAATCTTTTGTTTATACAGAGACTTGCCACGTTTCAAAGCGTCGGCAGAAGCTGGATTTGCGCGAGCCCACGTTGCCTTTCGCTCGGTGTCGCGGAGCGCGGAACAGGGCCGACAGTACTTAGTCATCGTCTTTGGAATGATCGAACAGCCGCATCGAGCGCAAGTCGAAGGCCAAACACGCACAGTCACGCCCGCTCCTTCGCCTGCGAGTCTCGGCGCGCCCCACGCCTACCCGCCCGCTTCTGTCGTTCGCGTTTTTCCTTGAGCCTGCGCTGCGGGATCTCGCGCAGCTCCACACCGCTGACTCCCAAAGGGATTCGTTTTACCTCTACGCTCACCGCTTCGAGAACCCAGAGACCGGCGCGGGACTCAGCACCACCGTGTTCGCTACCTTCGTCGCCATGCAGCTACGGTTCCCCGTCGCGTCAGCAACAGCCACCCAATAAAGATACGTTCCCTCCGGCTGCTCGTCGGTGAAGGAGAAGGGCTTCCCGTAGAGACCCGCGACGTTCGCAACCAGCACGAGCGTTGAGTCCGTCGCCCCCTGCTTCTGCCTCCATGCGTAGAGTTGGGACAGGTCT